CCCAATCCCTTACTCCGTCAACATCTTGCGGATGTTTCCTGATTTCTTTAATTACTTCTAAAACCGTAGCATAATCAAAACCATACACTTCATGGTTTCCGTTGCTTTTATATATCGCCCCTTCAATCATTAGCTGTTCTCCTCCGGAAACAAATACTCGGCCGCGGAATCTATGACATCCCAGTTTATACCGATGTTGGCGTCAAAGTTTTTTGCAATGAGGGCAAGGACTTCGCACGATTGCTCTTCGGTTAAATCCGGACGCTGATTCAGAACGTCGTCTACTGACCATGGATCTTGCAAAGTTTTATTTTTTTCATCATAAAAGCACATTAGCTATTCTCCTCTAAAGAAACATTCTGCGTATAGCACTCTACTTCTTCAACATGGTCAGCCAGAGAGCCTTCAGAAAAAAGATTAAAGATAAGCTTGCGAGCCTCCTCATAGGAGTCTGCGTTAACGGTGTAGTGGTGCGCGGTGTTCACGATTACCGCGCCTTTCCATTTATCTGACATAGTTCTATTCCAAAGTTATGCCCGCCCAGTGCGGGTTCGTTTAGAATCCTATGCGATTATTGTGTGGTTAGCAAGGGGAATATTTCAATCCATTCGAACGGCATATCCAGACGCAATACCGGTTCTGTCCGGAGGCCATCCTTTACCAGTGCGGCGGCGTCCTTTCCCGCGTACAGGAAAATAGATTCTCCGTTGCGGTGGGATTGGTGGACTAGCACCCATGCAGGGGCGTGTTGGTGGGTAGTCAGAAAGCTTACTTGATGGGGCGACAGGCGTACCGAATTACCTTGGGTGGTCTTAAGCTCGATCATAAAGAATTGACCAAGATCATCACATCCCAAAACATCCGGCACACCCGCCGCAGCCCAAGACTCTATTCTAGTCAGCAGCCAGTTCGGCCGGTGCTTCTTCGCTTGGTTCCGGAAGGACTTCCAGAATGCGCTCTCTTGTTTTTTTCCGCTGAGTCTTTTCGTCGTCTTCTTCGGACTGTCCTCCCACGGAATAGGTGACTGGTTCATATTGCTCCTTAATCTCTTTCAAAGCCTTCATGACTTCTTCTTTAGACATAGACTCAATAGTACCGTGCCTGATTTCAGACTTGGAGACATAGATATCGCCTTGAGCCTGACCGCGGCGATATTCTGCCATTACGGCTGCCGAATAAGCTTTATCAGACAAAGCCATATCACGAATGCGCTGAAGATCTCTGACGTGCCTCTGGTAGTCAATACCGTATTTAGAGTCCAACTCCCTTCGATACTCTTGGATAGCCCTACAAACGTGAGGGGATAGCTTGGGATTAGTTAATTCATATGCCCTGCTACTAGCAGACTTTTCAGGATAGCCCGCATTGATCGCCGCCTCCTTCATAGTCACCTGACCATCTTTAGACACAAGCTCCTTCACAAACAGCTCCTGACGCCGTGTGAGCTTGTTAGCGGCACGTTGTTCCATAGTCTTGGGTGGGCGCCCTCTTTTCTTTCTATCGCCCGCAGGGACGATATATCGGTCTTTAGCCACGTTCTTCTCCAAAGCAGTTAATTTGCGTGAACTTTATACCAGATTGATCTTAATTTAAAGCCCTCCCCTTTATATGTACTCAAAAATAAAAAAAAAAAAAAAACCATTTTGAAACGCATTAACGGAATATCGACATTAAGGGATAGAACATATAGAAGTGTAGAAATTGTAACCTTTTGGAGAATAGGCGAAACCGCCTGAAACCCGCGCCATTACTGGCCTCCAAGACCCTCGGTTACATAAGTTACGCCGTTACACCTATTTTTAAATTTTTTTTTATTTTTTTTATTTCTGAGTACATATAAAGGAGAGCGCTTTTTGTACCCACATCTCGCCAAAAGTCTTCCAGAAATCAAAGAAGTCTTCTAGAAATCAAAAGTGCATGCATTTTTGTCCGCGAGCCGCGAGCCGCGACAGTTGAAGCACCCCTCCCCCCCGTCGATCCTTTCTGTTGACAAAAAAATCTAAAAGTTCTAGCTTCGGAGGTGTTGTACCCCTTGAGAAGGACTTTCGCCCGCGGTTGAGCGCTCTCCCACACTTTGCTCCCGCGGGTTTTTTTTGCCTATGCCAAGACAACCTAAAGTGAAGCACACGTTAGGTCAGGACATGTTTATGTGGTGGATACAGAACATTCACGAGCATTTTGACAGCAAAACTACCCGTGAGCCGTGAAGCGTGGGTAAAAAGCCAAAAAAAACCCCACTAAAAGCGGGGTTCAAGCATTTGCAACCAAAACAATCAGCATAGATTGTTAAAAAAAATGAGGGATCATTCCCTCACCGCGTAAAGTACTTAACCCACGGGTTGTGGTCAAGGGTATTTGTTTACAACCACCCTTTTTCTTTTAAGAATAGTCTATTCGCTAGGTGCGCCTCCTTTACCCGGACTTTACTTTGGCCGAAATAAGGAACGGCAAGTCTTTCTTTTACAAGCGCGGCGTTTATCGAGGTTTCCTCGGTCAGGTAGATCGTTCCGAGGTATCGCCCGAACTTTCCTTTCTCTTTTGTCTGGAGCCTGTATGTTCCTCCGACATGCAGCGCTTCTTCGACAAACTCCTTCGCCAAGAGTCCGGCTGCTTTTTCTTCAGCATCTCGTGTGCGGCACTCTGGAGTATCAACACCATACAAACGTATAGACTCACCATGAATCCAGTGGCTAAAACCAAGGTCGATATCAATAATGATAGAGTCACCATCAATTACCCTCACAATCTTGCAGTTGTATTCATACATTACGCGGTCTCCACTTTTGCTTCTGTCTCGATCCACACCTTCGCGCCGCAGGACAGAGGCTTATCTGGGCTGTAGACCACGGTGCTTGGGCCGTGAACCGCGACACGGTTGCACTTAACATTCTCTTTATAAGTTTTAACCGTGAGTACTGGCAGGTCCGCCCCTTTGGCATTGGCGCGGATGTTATGCTGATTGACGTGAATTCGAGTTTTCATCGTTTCTCCGGATCGTTACGAAGTTTTTTTTCCCAGCCGGTCTTAGGGTTTAAGGCGTCATCTGCGCTGAACCCGGGGGGATAGACTACGATCTTTCCGCCGTTGGCTAAGAAAGCGTCAATATCCCGTTGTATTTGTTGCCTAACGGAATTCTTTTCATCCGCTGTTCGTACGGGTGAACGGGGGATGGCGTAGTTAGTCGTCATCTTCTTGACTCTCCGCGTCAATTTTCCGTTGTAGGTCGGCTTTACGTTTTTCTTCCGCCTTGTTCTTTTCAAAGATACGCGCCCAGTTCTCCCCGAAAGTTTCTACGGGGATTGACTGAGGGCGTCTTTTGCTGCCTTTGCCGTTATCGGCGCGTGAAAACTTACTCATTAGAATGGCAAATCCTTATCAAAGTCCCCCAGTGGGGCAGACGTTTTTTCTTGGTAGGGTTCTTTTTCTTTAACCTCAAGGCTCATGTAAGTATCGCCGCTCTTGGATGTCTTTATCCATCCAGCGAGTTCCAGCTCTTGGCCTTTGTAGTTCAGTGGGCCGCGGTAGTCGGGCTGGTTAGGCTTGGTCTTCTTCTTGTTGCGGAAGAAAGCGCCGCGGTTCGTGTCATCATAATCAGGCATTTTCAACAGACCTCGCTATTTCTTGTGTAACGGCTGCGGCTATTAGTACGGCCTCACGGGCTAGGTCGTAACGGTTCGTGTGCTTGCCTGATTCTACCAAAGCCTGAGCAATCATAAACACGTGGTTTTCAAACTTTTCTTTGCGGGTCATGTTATTCCTCCCATGAATCATTTTGGTCAGCGAGATAGTCATCTCGTCTTTGTTTTTTTTCTAGCTCATCAACGAAATCTTCTTCTAGCGAATCTAAATAGCGGTTTAAATCCGCGATTACGGGGTCTTTTTCCATTGTATTCTCCTTGTAAAGTGGCCCGTCACGTGAGCCAAACGGCGTATGCCCATAAAAAACTAAAATTTTTTAGTTTAAGGAATCTACGTCACACGCTGCGGATGTTTTTCGAACTCACCCACCGTCCGCTGGGGCTTACTTCGAGAGACCTATCTTTCTCGAAGCTTTAAAGTCTGCTGCCGGTACAAGTATCCAAATATACCATACTCGCCCCGCATCATAGCCCGATGCACTTCGACAAGGTGTTCGGCTAATTCTTCGGGGGCCATGGAATTGAGGTACGTGAGCTGCGGATCGTCGTGCATGTCGCGCTTAAGTTTCTCTAAGTCCATTGTTTTGGCCTGTTCCCACATTCTAATCTTATATAAAACCCAAGCGCAACTTGTTTTTTACATAAACAAGGTATAATCTGTGCGTCTTTCAATTAAGGAGTATAGCATGGCTAAGATGGGACGCCCGGTAAAGTGGCCTCAAGACACGGTAGATCAAATACGGTACGCTAGATTTGTCGAAAAACGCAAGATAGAGTGGATTGCACTCAAGTTTGGCGTTCCGATAGACACCGTTAGAGATTACATCTACAGAGGTACGCGCAGTGGAACCAGTGAAGATAAATAGGATACACGTCTGCTCTAGGTGCGAAGAGGCTTTTGAGTTAGAACCTTTTTTAGTACGGCTGCTGCAAGAAGAAAAAGCTGAAATTGAATCGATCATTTGTTATGACTGCCTTGACGAAATTTATTTTTCGGAAGAAGGCATCAGCGAAGTTATCCATTGATTAATTCAATGCTCTGCGTGGCGCTGGCCGTGTATTTCGAAGCGCGGAACCAGCCTGCTCAAGGACAAAGCGCGGTCGCTCACGTGGTATTAAACCGCGTGGCGGACTCTCGTTACCCTTCTGACCCGTGTGCCGTGGTCATGGAAGGCCCAACCTACGCTAATTCACCAAGCAACCTGCCCGTTCGTCATCGCTGCCAGTTTAGTTTTTTCTGTGATGGTCGCCCGGAGGAAATAACGGACATGAACGCGTGGCGTGAGGCGCGGATGTGGAGTTTATTGGCTATGAATGGTGCGACAACTGACCTGACGTATGGCGCTACGCACTACCACGCGACTTCCGTTTGGCCTTTTTGGGCACCTCATCTAGAGCTGACAGCCTCGATAGAAGATCATGTATTCTATCGAAATCCAAAGCTTCCAATAGCTCCGAGATTCTTTGTATCTGGAAGATGACCTCTTCTGCGTCATCATCGTCCAACTCTATTATTATCCGTTTACCCAACTTTCTTTGCGCTCGTTTGCTTTTCTGCTTCGTGTTTAACACCAAGCATGGCTTGCCACATTTGCAGCTTTTCAACGTCTTCGCTGTTTGCGGCACCCTTGGTTTCTATTTGCTTTTCCACAGTCTGTAGTGCAATTTTAAAACTTTCTTCTATAGACTTAGACACCCTCTGCTCCTTTCTTTAAAGAAAATACTGCGTCTCTTTCGTCTACCTTAGGCAACTCTGTTCGGCTTTTAAATTCTTTAACTTCGTCCGCGATGTAACGTTTGTCTTTTTCGGACAGGTTAGCGTTCTTCCATGCCTCGTAAACGATACGTAGTTGGCCGCTGATAGTGCGTCCTTCTACGTGGCTAATTACGACAATTTCTTGATAAACGTCCTTGGGAAGCAGGACGCTTTTCCATTTTGATGTATCCATATTACACGCACCTCTGTGTGCGATTATATAAGACTTTATTCGACAATGTCAAAATCTCCCCAGTTTGGACCCAGCTCAATATCGCACTTATTGGGCACCGATATCTTGATGGCATTCTGCATCATAACCGCGAGTTCCTTGGCTTGTTCGGGGGTCTTAACACTAAACGCCAGTTCGTCATGGACTTGCAGCAAAGGCACGGTTCCGCTCTTGTACACGTCAACCATGGCCTGCTTTGTCATGTCCGCGGCGCTCGACTGGATTAGCCGGTTCAGCGCTTTATAAGTATAGGCGCGCTTGAGTCGGGTAGTAGGCCCGTAGGCGTTCACAGCGTCCTGATACGGCATTGCTTTGTTCATGGCAAACTCATCGGGTTCCCACATATCAAAACGCGCCTTACGGCCTCCCAAAGAGCGCAGAGAACCACTCGAACGCTTGTCTTCTAACGATCGTTGTACGCCTTGCATCAGCCCTTTAACAAAAGGAACCCGGGCATGGTACTGCTTGGTGAGTTCTTTGGCCTCGGGCAGCGTTATATCTAGCTGCTCAGACAGTTTGGTCACCCCCATTCCGTACATCATGGCTAGGTTGATTACCTTGGCCTGCTTACGTGGGATGTCCGCCATCTCCGCTACCATCGTATGAAAGTCCATGTCGGGGTTTTCATTATAGGCTTCTACAAACTCAATCACTCCGGGCATATCCATGTTCTTGTATTCAGCAAACGCATGCGCGTAATGAACCAAGATCCGTGGTTCTTGCTGCGAGAAGTCTATTGCCGCCCACTGCTCGCCTTCTTCCGGGAGAAATAGCCTGCGGATCATGGGGCCAAGCTCCGGGTCGCGGGCCGGGATCTGTTGTAGGTTAGGGTTGTTCATCGAAAGGCGGCCTGAGACGGCACCTCCGCCCTCTGAGCGTAGCTGATTGATGTGCCCATGCACGCGGCCATCTGTCGCCACAAAGCGCAAGATAGAATCGATAAACGTGCCTTGTATCTTGTTCAGGTTGCGGGCCGCAACGATCCGTTGCGCGAGTTCCGCGGGGTGATCTTCTAGAAACTTCTTGGTGAAGCTTGGAGACCCTTTCTCGGTTTTGGGATAGGGGATGTTGGCGGCATCAAAAGCCTTGGCTATTGAAGCGCCGGCCCAGATCTCTACCTCTTTGCCGGCTATTTCTTTTATGCGCTTGCGCACAAGCTTCTCGCGCCGCATCAACTCCTGCTTTGTACGCTCTGCCTGATCCACGTCCACGCGTATTCCGCGCTCAGTCATCTCAACCAGACAGGGAAGCAGGTCGGTCTCAACCGTCCAGATGGCCCAGAGGTCTTCTTTGTTGAGGATATTTCGGAAGTGATCCCACAACTCTAAGGTAATCTCCGCATCGACTTCTGCGTAAGGGCCAACATACATCGCGGGCAACTTCCACATCTCCGCCTTCGGATCGACGCCAAACTCGCGAGCAGCCTCGGTCAGCATCTTCTCTGACTTAGTTTTACCAAGATAGTCGTAGCACAAAGCGTTCAAGCTATAGGAGAAACGGTTCTCGTCGATCAAAGCCGCAGTCATCATGGTATCGATTATGCGTCCGTTTACGGTAAAGCCCATTCGCCGTATCCAGCCAAGGTCGTACTGAGCGTTGTGCATGATCTTGTCTGCGGGTGAGGCAAAGATCTTTTGCAGATACTTGTTGATGATGCGCTTGTCCATGTTGCCGCCGCCGGCATGGCCTACGGGAAAGTAACCTTTCCAACCCGCCACTGCGATGGCATAGCCTACGACTTCTCCGTTTCCTGTAGCCCAACCCGGCCCCATGGTTTTTATGCCCGGGTCTCGTGTCTCCACGTCAATTGCAATTTCTTTGGCGTCAAGAATACCTTCTGGAAAAGGATGCTCCGGTGGTAGCCAGTCAGACTTTGGAGGGAACATTGCCATCTGTAATTTATTAACCACGGTCGCTTCTCCAAGTTTTCTCTCGAAGAATTGCTTCCGAGAAGTGTGTGCATGAGTCGCAGTACCAACCAAGCCTTTCGTTATGTAAAACGTTAACTACCGCAGTGGCTTTCTTGTTGCCGCACTTTTCGCAGGAGTTGTAATACATCGGATCTATCTCTTCTTTTTTCATACGTCATATGCTCTGGAAAAATCTTCGGGGTCTATTAGATATAGATTATCTTTTGTTCTAGTTACGCCCACATAAAAAACTCGGTGGAGGTCATCTACCTGAGAACTTTGTATAGCCGCATAAGTAAGGTCGGTTAACAAAACAACGTTCTCCGCTTCTCCTCCCTTTGTTCCGTGAATCGTGGACAGTTTAATGCGAGGCACGGCGTTAAACTTTTCGCCTTTTCGCAGGAGTGCCGTAATGTAGAGGCGATCGTTACCGGGAATTTTATCCATGGCTTCGTGCCATATAAGGCTGTCATCTACTAAAAGTCCGTAATCTTTTTGCAGAAGCTCGATAGTAAACAACTGGTCTTCGGGGGCATCTATTTTCTTTTTACCGCGGGCGATATGCACGCCGTTACCTGACATGAAACTGTAAACAACCTGCGCGGCTTTAAGCGTGATGGGTCTACCTTTACGCATCTGCTCCCACGCGTTCACCGCAGCAGAAAGTCTTTCAGAAATGGACCGTGAGCCGTTGCGTTCGAACAGGTATCCATTAGTTTTTAACTGAGACGCTACGTCAGAGAGCATGTAGTTAGCTTGAGCCATTATCAGCCACGTACCTTGAGACATATCCAATCGGGCTATGTCTGAAATCCTCGTTACGGTTCCTTCTTCTTCTTTCGGTTTATACTGTTTAGGAAAACGACGGTGGATTCTTTTGGCAATGCCTTCTGCAATCCGGTGTACTGACCGAGGTATACGGTAGGATTGACTAAGCACTTCGCTACCCCCGGGGAGGTTGATGAAATGGTCAACGTCTGCGCCTGCCCAACGGTAGATCGCTTGGTCGTCATCTCCAGCACAATACATTCGGTGTGATTTTTTATCGATGGCATGAGCTATGTCCCATTGCAGTGGCGAAAGATCCTGAGCTTCGTCTAGGAAACAAAGTTTAAACTCAGGACATACACGCGGCGCTTCATGCGCAAACATTTCCAGCATGTCGGTATAATCTAAAACCCCGTGGAATTGCTTGTACGTACGGTATGCGTCCGCAATATATTCAACCTCCGGCCAAGACTGTTCTATATTGGTTTGATTGTATTCGCTTCTTAGGTCTGTTTTCTTTAATCGAGCCAGATTTATAACGCTCAGTACAGGATGCTCCGCTGCCTTGCTAAGTGTGTCACCAAAGTCATAATGCGGGCGCGTATGTAACTGTACGTTTATTTTTTTGGACAGGTCATCAAAGTGTTCCTTCGACATCAAGTCCTTGTCTCGAATGCCGAGCAGCCTGTAAGACAAACTGTGCAGCGTACGGAAGTAAGGTAAATCTTCGTTCTCGTCCAAGTTAAAACGGCGAGCGGCGCGTTCCTTCGCCTCGCTTGCCGCCTTTCGGGTAAAAGCCAAGAAAGCAATCTCTCGAGGGGATGTCCCCTCTGCCAAAGCTTGGTCTACGTAGTTAAGTAGCGTAGTTGTTTTTCCTGTACCGGGAGGTCCAAAAATACGTAACATTAGAATGGAGCCTCTTTGTCGCTACCTATGTTCTTTGCTTTTACCGCGGTATGGCTAACGTCATACGCGGGTATACCCCAGACACGGACGCTCTTGCCCGCAAGCTTCATGACCGTAGACTCACCGTTTATATCCCGCAAGCGCTGTGCAATCTTGTGTCCTTTGTATTCAAAGAAACGATTCTTGTGCAGGTATGCAGTGAAGTCTTTAAGACGGAAATACGTACGCTCTTCTTCTTCGTCTGTGTACGGACGCCTCAAGATTATTTCTTCTTTGTTTTCTGCTTGCTGCATGACCGTACAGAACTCTTCCAGATGATCATAGAACTGTCCGGCAAAGCTTGCGTCTTGAGACACCTCAACAATCGCGCCATCTGTTTCCGCCATCTCAGTCAACAACTGGTTTATTCGTCCTTCCCACATCTGCTTGCTTACACTGCGCGGCATAAAGTTTAGCTGCTCTACACACGATCTTTGAAACGCAGATTGATTCATCAAAGCCTCTGTATCCATTTCCAAAGGCTGACCATTAACGTCCATGAACCAGACGGGCGGCGTGGAGTTGTACTTGCGTAGGTTGGCGATGGTCGCACCCGACACTGCGGCTTCTATACCGTACTTGCGTGTCTTACACACGTCCGCGTTACAGTAGTCGCAGATCGGGGCGTCTTTGCACTTGTAGGCGTAATCTTTCTTACCGAGTTGTTTCGCTACAATGTTAACTTCGTTCAGGGGAAGAGGCGGATCAAAGTAACGCGCGTTGTACACGAGTATTTCTGACTCCCAAGAATCCGGGAACGCTTTACGCAGGTAAACGCCTACGTTAAACAGACCGTTGTTTCTGCCGCCCTCACTAATCTTCTGCGTGCAGAGGGTCTGCAAACAGGGCGGTCCGTCCTTTACGATGATGTTGCTTTCTTCTTTAGCTACCGTCAGGGACTGTAGCTGCTCCGGGTCTTGCGCATATGTTTCGTGAAGCGCGAAGAATTCTTCGATCGTACCGGACTGCCCATCATCTTTAATGACGTAGCGAAGCCCTTCCTCTGCATCGTAGTACGGAAGGTTAAGAAAGTTACCCACGTCCCCACGCTCAAGAAAGAGCTTGATTTGCTTAGGAAATATCTCACAACCACCGTAGCCCATCTCGGCTGCAATGTGCTGCAAGGTATCTTGCATTTGTTTAGCGCTGATCCAGTCGGTAGTAAACAGAAAACAATGCGCACCCCCTGACTTGCTGCGGCAAACAACAAGCGGGATCTTCATGCGTCTAATTTTCTCAACTAACTCTAGATGATCAAGAGGGTACTGATCTATGTCGATGCAGCCCCACTTACAATTATTGTCCTCGTTTATAGGTATGATGCCTATCGCATCACCCTTACCGGAGAGGTGTCCTTCCCAAGTTGCGTCGTTTCTTGGTTGTTTTAGTACCGTAGCTTTACCGGTGTTCTTTCCGTTCTGTGCCTTGCGGTCAATTCGATATGTGCCGTATGCCTGTTGTAGACCGTCGAAAATTCCCGCAAATTTCTTTGCGTTATCTGACATTATTTCACCCGAAAAATAGGGGCGCGAACGCCCCCTTATTGTCTACCAAGGAATATCTGCGGTTTCTGCGGCGGCTTCGTCTGTATGCTTCACGCTAACCTCGCCCTTCAAAATGCTCTCGGCAAATTGTTTGGCTTGCACGTAAAGAGATGGCTCAGAGACAACTTTGTCTACACTGATTTCCCAACCGTGCCAAGAACCCTTCGAGTTTTCTTCCGAAGTAGTCTTGAGTGTATAAACGTGACTGAAACGCGGTGGCGTAAACGGACCGTTCTTACCAACCATGCTTCTGCTTTGGACCATAGAGTTCCACTTGCGAGACTTTTTTAGCTGTGTTGACTTCATTGCGACAAGTGCAAACTGCGAAGTGCCATCTGGGTTTAAGACAATAACAAAATGCTGATGAGTTTCCTCTAAATAGCTTCCGTCACCGCCCTCAACGTATTCCCGGTTGTCGTCCTTGCTGCGTTTTGTCTCAGGTCGCTTGTCTTCCGGGGTATAAATATTTACCGGTGCGCCGGAACCTGCGCCACGGGGCATCCATTCTATGAAGCGGCGCTGATATGCGCAAGGTATAACGCTTACGCCTTTTTTGCCTTTATACACTTCGCCAGTAACGGTGTTGTATATATCACCCGCTTTGGCATTTTCAAGCTCGTCAAGAATAGGATCCTGTCGGCTAAGAACCTTAAGAAACGGAAGAGCAAGATCGTCTTGTCCCACGTTTTCTAGTCCCACACCGGCGTCCGCTTCGAACATATTCATGTCTACTACGGCCAGTTGAGTAGTAGCTTCAGCTTCAGTGCCGGCTACGGTTACTTCTGCGTTTTCTTTTACTGCTGCTTTTTTAGTCATAATGATTAACCCTTTTTAATATTAGCTCGTTGACCTACATATGCCCCAAATACATCCATGGGAAACTCGTTACCCGATTCAACCTGATCCCTCACAAACGCTTTAAGAGTTTGTGGATGGATATCTCTTTTCTGCTCCGGAGAGAATCCGGCCTTGGTAGTCATCTCGACAAGATTTTCTGCCAGATTTTCTTCGCCACGACCAAACTGACACGTAACAACATTTTTAATGATGTCGTCATAGCCGTTTTCTTTAAGCCAACCAAAGGCTTTGTCGCGGTTTTCTAACTTGATATATGCACCGTAGGTAGGCTTAAGCTCTACTTTGGAACCATCATCTAGCTCCATCTTAGAAACGCCTATTTCGTGCAGTAATGCAGGAAGGTCTTCATCGGTAAGTTTTAGCAGGTCTTTCTTAGTTTGCTTAAGGGTGTCCTCAAGTTTTAAGACTTCGTCCTGCTTATTGCGAACAGCTCTTGCAAGCTCTGCAATGCTTGATACGCCGCCTGTATCGAGGGATTCTACGTTAGAAGCTGCGGCTTGATCGGCTTCCATAGTTTCGAACAAATTACTCATAATGAGTCTCCTTTCGTGGTTAAAGGACTTTTTAGGCCCTTGCGGTGTAAGATATTCTCGCATATAATCCTACATGTCAACTAATTTTGTGATTACTATGTATACATTCAAAACAACGCCATACAAGCACCAGCAAGAAGTCTTTGATACCTCTTGCGAAGAGAACTATTACGCCTTGCTTATGGAAATGGGTACAGGCAAATCAAAAGTAGCTATCGACACGATGGGCTATCTATTCGAGAAGAAAGAGATTAACACGGCTTTGGTGATTGCGCCAAAAGGCGTATACGACAACTGGTTCCAGAAAGAAATCCCAGTGCATTTGCCGGAAAGAATCAAAACGTTAATTGTTCGATGGCAGCCTAACTTCACTAAAAAGTTTACCGAAGACATAACTAAATTAGCTTTGAGGGAAGAAGACGACGACTCGTTGCACATTCTGATTATGAACATTGAAGCGTTGTCCACGAAGAAAGGTGCGGCGTCTGCGCTTCGTTATCTGGAGCTTAACCCGGACAATATGGTCATCGTAGACGAAAGCACTACGATAAAGAACCGGGCAGCAAAACGTACCAAGACTGTTATAGATCTTGGCAGAGCCGCTAAATACAGGCGTATTTTGACCGGCAGCCCTATTACCAAATCCCCGATGGACTTGTTCAGTCAGTGCGCTTTCTTAAGCAGCAAAGCACTTGGCTTTAGTAATTACTATGCATTCCAGAGCCGTTATGCGGTATTGCAAAAGCGAACCATGGGACACCGGAGCTTCCAAAAGCTTGTCGGATACAGGCGTCTGGACGAGCTTAGTGAAAAGCTTGAGACCTTTAGTGCGCGTATACTAAAGCGAGATTGTCTGGACCTTCCGGACAAAATCTACATGTCTCGCGTCGTAGAATTGTCTGACGAGCAAGTCTCCGTCTACAATCAAATGAAAGAATTGGCGTTAGCTCAGGTAACTAATGGGGAGCTTGCAACTACTGCTTCCATCCTCACTCAGCTAATGCGCTTGCAGCAAATAGTTTGCGGTCATCTTCGAACAGATGACGGTGAGATACAGGAACTAAAGAATTCTAGGCTTTCTGCTTTAATGGAGATAGCCGAAGAAGTACAGGGTAAGGCCATAATTTGGGCAACGTGGACACACGATATCCAAGCTATAGCTCAGGGCCTGCGCGACCGTTACGGAGACGAAGCAGTCGCAACATACTACGGCGAAACGCCGCAGGAAGAACGGCAGGAGATTGTTACTCGGTTCCAAGATGAGGAATCAGAGTTGCGCTTTTTTGTCGGACAACCTAGAACGGGAGGGTACGGTATTACTCTGACCGCCGCAGACACTATGGTCTACTACTCTAATTCTTACGATTTAGAAATCCGGTTACAGTCAGAAGATCGTGCGCACCGTATCGGGCAAACAAAATCAGTTACGTACATTGATCTTGTGACACCCGATACGACGGACGAGATGATATTAGACGCCCTTCGAAGAAAAATTAACATAGCCAGCACCGTTCTCAATGAAGATTTCGGTGACTGGCTGCGTTAACCACCACTCCTGATTACATCGCTAGTTATATCAAACGGATACATCTGCGCAAATCTTGCCCTACTTTCTGCTGAAGATGCAGCAGGCTGTGGAGCGGGAGCCGCGGGCCGTGGGGCGGGTTGCGGTCTAGCTTGCGCTTGAGGCGCGGGGCGTGGTCTAGGACGCTGCTCTAGCGTAACCGGATCCCTAGGCAAAGGGCGACGCATAGGCTGATCGAAGTCAGTTGCTCGTGGCTGCATTTGCGCGGTAGGCTCTCCTTCGTAATCAGAGAACTCTAAAGAATCGGTTAACGCACGACCACCAGTGGTCCTTATTACACTTTTTAACCTACCGTATACTTGCGTAGCTTCTCTTTGATTCTTAGTTCGTCTAAGAAGATCCGCCATTTGTTTAGGGTCTTTGGTAGCTTCAGTTATGATGTCCCAAGAACGGCCATACGGTAATTTATTTACTAGGGAATTAAAATAACGCGCACCCGCAGCAGGAGTTTGTATGTCTCCTCCGCCCATTCCTAATGCTCGCGTGATTGCCGAAGTTCCCTTAGCACCAATAACTCGGCTTACTAAGCTACTAAGCATAGAGGGGTTGCCTACAACTTCTCGGTCTATCGCTGCCATGTCGTTGCTATCTAACGTCTTTTGAAAACGTTCAGCCGCGTTAAAGAACGAAGTCCAGTTCTTAACTTCGTCGGCCGATACCACTCCACGGCTCTCAAGAACGTTTAATACCGATTGATTTCCGCGAGAGACAGGACCCATTAAATAGTTACGCAGCTTAACGAAATCGACCCCGGCTTCTGTATTACCTCCGGCATGACGCCATGCGGAGTCATAAATGGTCTGCTTAAGGCCCTCTACCACTTCAGGTTTCTTGGCCGAGTTAGCAAACCTAATAATTCCTACAAGGTTCTTAATTGCGTTTGGTTTAGGAGATTGCCCGGGTACGCCAAGCAATCTATCTATTTCTAAGGAGGGAGATTCATCCTTACCCAAGAAAGTTTTAAACGATCCAATGGCGTCTAACTTGGTGTTCGCTCCGGCTTGTCTTTCTCTAAGACCCGCAAGCATAACTTGAGCTTTAGCCGCGTCTTGAAGGTCTTCAAAAAGCTTAGGAAATTGAGTTTGAAGCAACTCGCCTTGGTTGCGCATAAAGGTGTTTAATGCGTTGACGTTAACTTCACCGGTAGTCGGATTAACAATGTTGCGATCACGAGCAAGGCGACGCAAAACTACTTCTTCCGCACCACGCATTGTGCCTTTCAACGATTCTAACTCTGCTCTTTCGGCGTCCGGCACTTCTCTAATAACGAAATCTAACGCGTCATCAAGCTCTTTCATCCGTAGGGATGTGGGAAGACCCGTTGTAGCGCGAAGCTTATCCCCGGCCAGCTCCGGTATTAAACGGTTACCGCCTTTTGCATTTTTGGCATACAACGTCCCGCCAAAGCCTCTAGTAAATACATCGTTCAGAGACTTAGAGAAAGAGTACGCTGCGTCTAAATTCTTTATTGCCTCTAACTGAGCCGGATCCATTGCCGCAATTTCTTCTGGAGTCATACGACCCAAGCTTCGAGTGCCAAGATCTTCGCCCGCGGCATTAGCCAGCTTAGAGTAAAATCCTGCATCCGATGCTCTGTTTGAGTCGGCAGCGCTTTGACGGGCTAGTTTTAACACGTGTGAACGGAAACCAATTAAATCTCCGGCAGTAACTTTGGTAGCCTCGGGAGCTTGATCCGCCGCTTCCATGACTCGCTTTTGCGTGGTATTTAACGCCAAGCTTTTCTTAGCCAGTTTTAGCGCAGCATTTTTCTTTCGGGTCAACGCAGGTCTGGCGTCACGTGGTAATCCTGCGTATCCTCCGCTATCCGAACGAGCTTCAGCTTGCATTGCGCGCAACTCGTCTTCCAACCTAACCAGATCGTCTTGGGTTTGAATGCCCTTAAGAGTTTTAACTAAATCTCCGTCATCACCTAATGCACGAGCTACCGCCAACTCTAGTCGGTCTCCCGTGTCATCCATCACGCTAAGAATAGGTAAAGCGGAAGATTCAATCTCCGCAATCTCAGCTTGCAGCTTGGCTACTTGATCTATTTGAGCATCATTTACTTCAGGAGCAATGCGCTTAATAAACTGCCTAACCACCGGATCAAAGGTTAAAGACTTTTCTGGAAGACCACCGGTACGTGGGTTTAGTTCATCTAGATAAGCTTTAAGAATGTTACCCGCGTCTAATTCTATGGTCTTGTCTACCTCCCCATAAAGACGCCCTTCGATTTCACGCGCTTTAGATAACGCCGTGTTTACGGTATCAAAAATGGCATTACCGGCAGCAGCGTATTCTTCGTCGGTAGTGGCCGCGACCCGTGAAGCGCGGTCTAAGGCTCGTACGGTGTATTGATTTAGAAGACCCTCTAGGGCCTTGGTAAATTGATCGTTTTGCATTTTAGACGCAGTAGATAACACCGAAGGATCCATGCTATCCATCAACCCGTCAATCATTTTGCTTATTGCGCCGGAACCTTCGCGCGCACGTTTCAATATAAGAGCCGCGGCTTTTGGGTCACGCTGCATTACAACTTCTTGGAGAGCGCGCACAAACTCATTGTCTGTTTTTTCCGCAGTGTTATACAACGGAACTTGAGACTCACCTTCCGCCGCTTGAGTTCTAGCTCTTCCAAAAATAACTCGGTCTTCTTCTG